CTAACTCAGCTTTAGTAAAAGCAGTTCCATTAGCCTTTTTAAGAACATTAATATGTTCCATCCCTGGTCTTTTTAGTAGACCATAGGTAGCATCTGGATAACCGTTAACGCATTCAGTTACTTGGTTCAATAATTTTTTGTCATCATTTTGACGGGATACACCACCAAGAAAGTTAGGAATTGTTTGTGTTACTGCTGTCATTAGCGTTGTAGTGTATGGAACGGCTTGTAAGCTTGGTAGTAGTTGCCTTGATCAGGCGAACCAAAGAAAGTATAATCACCTTGATTACACTCATACTCCATAGCTTGGGATCTAGTAAGAGCTTCTTTTTGTTGTAAAATTTGGTATTGATTAACATCACCAATAATCCGACTGGATACAATAGCGGCTGCTCTAGCTACAATGTGAGCCTGGATAGGTGCAGGGATATTCGCCCATTCAAAATACCATACAATATCTACATAAACAGTTTCTGCAGTCCATTTATAAGAATGGGCTTTTTTGTCGTAGAGTTTACCTCCACGATAGATAGCGTCTTTTTCAATGTTTTCAGTATGACTCCTGTTAAGATCCATTTGCAAAACATCATCTGCAATTAAAACTTCATCATTAGAATCAGGAGTAATTTCATAGTCAAACTCAGTATTAAACGACCAGCCTTCTGCCTGTACTTCCCGTGAGACTTCCCTCAGAGTGTTGAGTGCAATCGCAACGTCCGGGTTGGTTTGAGTTTCAACTCTAGTTGTAACCGTATTTTGTGTCAGTGCTTGTGATGATATATTCTGTGAAATATTTAGAGTATAAGTATATGTCACAGGATTAGTGCTCTGTTGGACACCAGCTACGGCAACAGACGTACCAGTAGCTACACCTACCCCACCAATATACGTACCAACAGCAATGTTAGCAGTTTCAGTAGTTAAGGTAGTGCCAGAAATAGAGCCTACAAAACGATCGACTTCATTGATTACAATAGTTTCTTCAGTTGTCAACGTAGTAACAGGAGCCTGACCAACTGACGCCAGGATCTGATTAACAGCTTTAAGCTCAGTGGAGCCAGTAGATAGGTAAGGCATAATTGCAAATGAGTTTTATTCTCAATAAAGAATTAAAAAAAAGGAGCCTCCGAAGAGACTCCCGTATGATATGAATCAGAATGCAGCAGGCTTGGTAGCGGTGCCAGCAAACAGTTCAACAGAAGCAGCGGGATTCAGGTAGTCAGCACCCATGGCGAGACGACCCAGGATCACGTCACCCTGGTAGATAGTAGAGATATCACCGCTAGTGACTTGCACTTGAGGGGCAATAGCTTCCACACAGCCAGCAGCTTCACGTTGGAAGATGAGGCCACAGCTATTAGCAAACTCGGTTTCTTCACCGTACTCGTTGTTAATGCCGGTAACATCGTTAGCAGCATCTTCAACAGCTTCAGAAACAAACGAACCAGTGTTACCAGGATCGGTCACACCAGGGTTAGTAGCAGAAGCAGTACCATACTTGGTACCGTACTGAGAGAAGAACGGAATGTTCATAGACTTGTAGATCTTGATACCAGCAATTTCCACGATACCGTTACCACCTTGCAGTGCGGTACCTTGGGCATCACGGTTTACAAGACCGTTAGATCCAACAGCTTGGATCAGTTCATAGTACTGACGTGGGTTCAATACACCCACACGACCATCAGAGCTGACGCCCTTTTCGTCAAGAGCAGCAGCAGCATCATAGAATGCAGCAACCAGCTTTGCAGAATCATAAGCATCAGATGCAGCGGTACCTGAGGAACCGACACGAATCTGAGTACCACCTGGCTCAACATAACCAGACTTAGTGATTGGAGAAGCAGCACGTGCACCACGGCTGATAGCACGGAAGATCAGGCGATCATACTTTTGTGCCAATGCATAGCCGATTTTACGTGAGATCTCGCTCCGCATATCGTAATGAGAAAGGGTCTCATCAAGGTCGTACAGGAATGCACTGGAGATCAGCAGATCGTCAACCGTGATGGTCTTCTCAGCCACTGGAGGTGCACCATTGGAATCACCCAAAATGCTGTTACCAGGAGTATGGTACTCAGCCTTGGTGTGACCTGTATAGATGAACTGCAGAGACTTACCGTTGGTCAGCGTACGACGCATAACCAGATCCCGAGCGATTGCATTGTGCTGGAATCCTTTGAACATTTCTCCACTGAACAACTTCAAGTAGAGAGCACGGGCATCACCCGTAGAATTAGATTGACCGGGGCGAGTTAGACTCGCAGCCATGTCAGAAGATTGAAAAGCCATTTTATAAAGATAAAAATTATTTAAACTAGCTTCAAACGTTTGAAAAATTTTTGTGGTCTATTCCCACCGTCTAGACGGCAAAGGGTATCCGCGTACGGGCCGATGCCAAGGCCAGGGGAGTCCTACTCCGAGGTGCTCCCCAAGCTATTACAGAAGTTCTTTAAGACACTTCTTTTGTTTGCGGCATTCTGGCTTTTTATCACCACAAAAACCACAGCGTTTAAATACAACCTCAGTATCGCCAGGTATCATTTTAGTGACACTGGCTTTTACTTTAGAGGATTGCATTGTTTTAGCGCTTTTTCTAGTTGCCATAATTAAGCAAGAACAGTTTTTTTATATGCGGTACCTCGGTAAACAAGCTTTAACTCTTTGGCTTTACGAGTCAGTTCATTGTAGCTTTTAATGATGTAACGCTTTTCGAGATTAGTCATTTGTTCGTACAAGTAAACTTAACCCCCGTTCCCTGGTTAAGCATCATGCGTCTATGTAAGATTCTAATACAATCTTGGTGAATTGCATTTCCAAGAAAGCAATGTTTTCTTGTTCTTCTGGATCACCACCAGACCATCGTTCTTTGTAGACGCGTAAGGCGTCACGTAGAATGACGGCAGCATCAGTTGTAATAGTAACGTTAAACATAGATGAACGTACGAATTAATTACTTACCGTTATAACCACGCATAAACTCAATAGCCTGGTTGGTTTTTTGAGTGCGTTGTTTCAGTTTATGAAAGAGCCCAGCATGACTAGGCATTTGTTTGGGCTTGTTTTCTTTTTTAGATTTACCCATTGTATTAACCAATAGAAGGAGCTGTGAGAGCAACAGAAGTAGTATCAGCAGCCGCCAAATCAAGAGGGAAGTTATGTGCATTTCTTTCATGCATTACTTCGATACCAAGATTAGCACGATTAAGTACATCAGCCCAAGTCGGAATAACCTTAGTGCCATTTTCAGCTAGTACACTTTGATTAAAATTAAATCCATTTAGGTTGAATGCCATAGTACTAACCCCAAGAGAAGTAAACCAGATACCCACGACAGGCCAAGCAGCCAAAAAGAAATGCAGACTACGACTATTATTGAACGACGCATATTGAAAAATGAGACGACCAAAATAGCCGTGCGCCGCAACAATGTTATAAGTCTCTTCCTCTTGCCCGAATTTGTAGCCATAGTTCTGACTAACTTCTTCAGTCGTCTCACGAATAAGTGACGACGTGACCAGAGATCCATGCATAGCTGAGAACAATGCACCGCCAAAAACACCAGCAACTCCCAACATGTGGAAGGGATGCATGAGGATGTTGTGTTCGGCTTGGAAAACCAGCATAAAATTAAAAGTACCGGAAATGCCAAGAGGCATACCGTCTGAAAAGCTACCTTGTCCAAAAGGATACACAAGGAATACAGCAGACGCTGCAGCGACCGGAGCAGAGTATGCAACAAAGATCCAGGGCCTCATCCCAAGTCGGTAACTAAGTTCCCATTCGCGTCCCATGTAAGCAAAGACACCGAGCAGGAAATGGAAGACGACCAGTTGGTACGGTCCGCCGTTGTAAAGCCATTCGTCAATAGAACTCGCTTCCCACATTGGGTACAAATGCAGACCGATGGCGTTGCTGGAAGGCACGACAGCGCCGGAGATGATATTGTTTCCATACAGCAAGGATCCAGATACTGGTTCTCTAATTCCATCAATGTCTACAGGTGGTGCGGCGACGAACGCCATAATAAAACAAATTGCAGCAGCCAGTAGACACGGAATCATCAGTGTGCCGAACCAGCCGACGTATAAACGGTTATTTGTGGACGTTACCCACGAACAGAAGTCCTCCCAATTTTGAGAGGCAGGCTGTTTAATTGATACAGAAGTCATAATTAAAAACCAACCCACCCACCACAATTGTTAGATCAGAAGTTGTACTTAAGACCCACTTTTGTGCCGTAGCTGTTGTCCTCATCACCTGTGATGAATGACACTTCACCGTAGGCTCCAAGCTTCTCCGTCAAACCAACAGAGCCACCTGCTTTACCTGACAGTTCTACGGAAGTGTCACCACCATCGGGGGCAACGATACTAGGCCCTCCCTGGATATACCAGTTAGACCCTTCATAACCAATATGATTGTCAATAACAGAGCCGAGATAATTAGACCCAGCAGTTGCAGAGTTTGATTCGATGTTCACATAAGGACCAGCAATGGCAGCAGAGCCAAAGCCGAGGAGGAGACCGGCAGCGATAATAGATTTCATGATTTGTTGATAATAATTAATGTTTACTTTTACTTTTACTTTTTCATCCGCATTGCTTGAAAAGCATTCAAAGCTCGGGAAAGCGACGTTGCGCTACCCCTTTTCCGGTAGTTTTGGCGGGCACGGGTAGTTTTACCTG